GGAATTTTATACTCACATGTCACCCCGGCAATGTTGTGGGCTGCGCCGGGATTGGAGGTGGTAGGACTGGTAATGTTATGGTTGATTTTCAATCCCCGTAACCTCGGTTCAATTCTAGAGGAGATGGACAGACGTTCAACTTCTATGAAGGAATTGTTAATTGGGGCGAAAGTAGGAGGAGATCAAGAATACGTAACATTTCGTGGGTCTTATCTTTGCAACTTAGCAAGTATTTTGGTTAGATACTTCGTGACAGTTGCAATTAGCACCATAGTGGTTAGCAGTTTGGCTGCTAGGAACTTGTCCCCATTGGGGGAAAGTGTCAGTTTTCATTATGGAGAAACACCATATTATCCGCCAAATTCACTTCAAACTGAATTTAGCGTTTGGTCTCTATTAATGCAAACATTAGGGAGATTGTCAACAGGCAAATGGGTCCCCTTCCATTTGTTTGAAGTAACGGAACTGTTGGTCACAGTTAGGAGTTACAATGACCCCGCAAGTTATTATTTTTCTCAGTATCTCTTACCAAGCATACTGTGCTTCAAGGATAATAAACTTGGGATTATTTGGGTAACTGCCATCGTATTCGCCACAATCGGTGCAGTTTTTTATGCTTATCAATGCTGGTCCACGGAAGCATTGAAGTCGGATAACATCATTAGTCCGGTACTTGATGGTGAGTTCGGTCTTTGCCCTGTCGTCGTTACCGCGACCGACAGCAGCGAAGCTGATTCAACTATCACCTGTACCGTCAGTACTAGCACTGATGAACATCCAACTAGTGATGGGAGCATATATGTGTCAGTTAAATCACCCGCACGTAGAAGACGAAGAATTCCAGTTATTTCCGGAATTCTCCGAACAAAACTCAAGATGCGTTTGGGAGATCTAGTAGACACACCCGAAAATAGACGTCTGGTGAAGAGCGACGCCAATAGACGTGCTATCGCCGCTCGTACAGATGGAGAGCACGGATTTGTTAACCTAAGAGATAGAGACTTGTATGCTGTTGTGTTACACGCCACACACTTGTTCTTTATCCCTTCGGCTGACGAAATCACTTGTGAGGAAATGTATGAGCACTACACGGACCGGGATGAACGTATGAGACGTTACCCTGTCCAACCCCGGCCCTCCCTCTAGGGAGGCTTGTTCTTGGGTAGAGGTTTAACTACGCGCACTAATGTTAGTAATCCGCTAGCAGGTTTGCGCAAAGGTGAGTCCCTCAAAATTACCCAGAACAGGCAGGGAGAGCCGAAACCCAGAAAGTTCTTCAAATTCTGGGATGGAGGAGGAGTTCGTTTTAACGTGCCTAACAATGACATGAGATCTATCATCCATGGTATTGTTGAAAGAGTTTTCTATGTAAAGATAGGAGGTGTTCACCAGCGCCCCCCGAAATTTGCTACTGACGCTAACAGACTGGACGGGTTTAAGAATAAACTAACCACTCTACTGGGCGAATTGCGCGCATGCTCTCCGATTGAATTCGTAGAGAGATATGCTGGCAATAAACGCAAGATGTATGCAACAGCAGCAAATAGTTTACTAGAAGAGCCACTTTCATGGGAAGACTCAAAGATCAAAGCTTTCACCAAGGCAGAGTACTTAAAGCCAGGTGGAGTGCCCAGATTGATACAGCCACGGTCACCACGTTATAATGTAGCTCTAGGATGCTTCCTTAGTCCAAATGAGAAAACAATATTACATGGAGTTGATCAGTTATTTTCACGTGAGATCGGAGATAACGATCACTCCACAGTTGCCAAAGGACATAATTTTAAGAAAAGAGGTGCCATAATATCGAGGATGTGGGACCAATACAACGATCCAGTTTGTATTGGTCTCGACGTCACTAGGTATGATCAGCATGTTAATGAAACATTGCTCTTGTTTGAACATAGTATTTATGAACAACTATTCAATGGACAAGAAAATAATCCATATTATGGTCAATCACTATCCACTATTCTTAAATGGCAGAGACGTAATCATTGTTCTTGGACAGGTAAGGAAGGAAAAGTTAGTTACACAACTAGAGGTTGTCGAATGTCTGGAGACATGAATACTAGCTTAGGGAATGTTCTGATCGCTACAGGTCTGTGGTTCACTTATCTCACAGAAACCAAACGCAAGTTTCACTTATACAACGATGGAGATGATTCGTGTATAATATGTGACCGCAAGACAAGCAAGCAGATAATTAAAGATATAGAGCCCTGGTTCAAGCAATTCGGCATAAGCATGGTTGTCGAGGGAGTTTTCAATTCTCTTGAAGAAATCACCTTTTGTCAAGCTAAACCAGTATTCGACGGAACCGACTGGTATCTTTGCCCCAACCCTCATAAGAGATGTTTTTCTGATCTATGTACTTTGAAAGACATGACGAGTGCTAAACTTATGAATTTGCAGCTGGGGGCAATAGCAGCATGTGGCTTAGCAGCTAATGGTTCAACGCCTATACTCAATGAAATGTACAAAAAGATGGGCACTGGAGTTGAATTATTTATACCAGATCGTAGTCACCACCTCTATAAATTCAGACAGGAGTTGGTAGACGGTCTTAAACCAGAATTCGTCGAGCCCACGTTTGATCATCGAATCTCTTTTTATCATGCTTTTGATATCACCCCTGAGGAACAATTGATTGTAGAAAGATTTTATAGGGATAAATTACCCATTTTACAACACCAAATATCAGATAGATCCTTCATGTTTGATATAACCGAGCTTTCGCTTTTACGACCAACATTAAAGCCTTGTTTAACCTACGAAGGCTGTGACGCCGATGATGGCAGACGTGTGGATTTCCAATAGGAGATGCCATGCGCTATGGTATGAATACCACACTATCACTGATTACGATGACTATCCGGGCCGGACGGAGGTAAGATAGAAAACACGCTTTGATAGTGAGGAGAGGAGTGGTATTTACCACAGACTGAAGCATGAGTGCCTCTCTCAAAATATCGGTTTATGCTTTACCGTCACCTCGTGCTGGTTTAGGGCGGCCAGCAATGTATGTAAATGACCCCGCTAAAACAATCAATAATAAAACAATCAACAGACAACAACAACAACAACAACAACAACGACAACAACGAAATAGAGTACAGCGTACGAACGCGCCTGAGATTAGCCGAGATGCGGCTGGAATACGTATTAGGCATCGCGAGTATCTGTCTAGCATCAATATCGCTAATTCTGGCTTTGAAGTCTTTCCTGCGGCAGGAGGGGTTAATTACGGAGACCCCTTAGTCCTTCACATCAATCCCGCAGATGGCCAAGTATTCCCTTGGCTCAGCAATATAGCTCCTAACTTTGAATCATATAAATTCAATAGTTTGAAATTTGAATATAGTTCTTCAGTTTCATCTTTTACCACCGGAGCAATACTCATTGTACCAGAGTTCGATCCACATAACAGCTCAGTAACTACACCCTCGAGCTTATCTGAACTACTAAACAAGCAATATGCCACTTCCGGGAATGTGTGGTCTAATTTCCAATTGAGTGTTCCTTCTAACAAATTCCAAAAGAAGTTAGTAAGGGCACAACACCACACAACCCATTCTAGTGAACATCTCAGACAAACTGATGCGTGTATAATATACGTTGCATTGTATAACGTCACCGATTTATCAACACCTTTTGGTGAAATCTTTGTCGAGTACGATGTAACTTTAATGGAACCAAATTACACAGGAACCTCAGTTAAGTCCCACGTGCACAGTGTACCTAGTACTGCTTTCACAGTGTTAGCCGGTGAATATGCTCCTTTAATGGGAACAGTCGCCGCCGTTAACGACCCTGCACATTTAGGAGATGATAACTCCACCCTTGGGGTATTAACTCACACGCATAACGGAGTTGGCACAATCGGGGGAAACAATGTTGACGCAACGCGCTTAACATTCCAAGAACCTTTCAATGGTCTCGTACATTTCAGATGTACCAACCACACAGGCAGTATGGTTTCTTCTGCCAAACCAGCAAATTCGCAAGAACATGCAACTTTCGCTTATACCACAACACCCGACAACCTCGCTCAAATTGAAGAATTACACAATATTGGAACAGGTGGAGCAGGAGCAGATTGGGCTGCAACTTGGAAAGTGATTGCTAAAGCTGGTGAAATAGTGGATTTCTTTTGGGACCAAACAGGAAATCTCGCGTTCTCTGAAGCTGTATTAACGCTAGCAGAATTAGCTGCTGGACTACTGTTATAAAAACGTCCTAAGTAACTAACTTGGGGATTTGTTCTCAAAGACGGCCAATTGCGTATTGGCCCGAGAGGACGGCTTAAATGCGTGACTTTCCGCATCCAAGAGCCAGTATGGACTAACCAGATGTGCCAAGCGTGTCTCTATTCTTTGATGGATAGGGGACGGCAACATTGGAAGGAATAACATTCCACCAACCAACATGATCTGAAACATGATATGTATGGTCGAGGCAGGAATCACAAACCCTTTATTTGCCACAACTGTGTACTATAGAACTCGAGATACAATTGAGTCGTAGAGCCACACTCTACTGTACAAACATACTGAGTACTCACCTCTTGGTGCCCACAGACTCACCTTCTCACTTGGCCCAGTCACCAGTCAAGTTGAGCACGGAACGTGACACAGCTTTGTAAAAGCATTATCATCAGGTGAGCTCTGATGATAATTTGGTAGCTCCCGTTACCGGTTTAATGCCGG